CATACAGAAATTATTATATCAACGAGAAAAAAAGTTTTGCAAAGTACACACACAGGGAAATGCCAGACTTTATGAAAGATAAAAAAGATGAAAAGAAAACAACTTGAAAAAGAAATAGGTACACTATCTAATCCTAGTAAAATGCCTGCGTTTGCTTGGGGTATATCAGCAAAGAAATGTATCACAGGTTCGAAGTTAGCAAAAATAAAAGGTACTATCTGTAATAAATGTTATGCACTAAAAGGACATTACGCATTTAAAAATGTTTTTGATGCTCATGAAATTAGAAGAAAGGCAATCGAGAAACCAGAGTGGGTAGATTATATGGCAGAACTTATTACCCAAAAGTACAAAAACCTAGATAAATCAAGGCATTTTCACAGGTGGTTTGACTCTGGAGATATACAATCTTACTCACATTTGATGAAGATATTTGAAGTGTGTGAACGTACACCACATATAAAATACTGGTTAGCCACAAGAGAATACAATATTATAGCACAGATAAAAGAAGAAGATGTGCCAAAGAATTTATGTTTGCGTGTATCTGCAATTAAAGTAGACAGTCCACCACCAAAGTTTTGGAAGTGGACATCAGGTGTACACAAAGATAAAAAACCAGTAGGACAAGAGTGTCCTGCGTATAAACAAGATGGTGAGTGTAAATCTTGCCGTACTTGTTGGAGTCGTAGAGTTAAACAAGTAAGCTATAAGGAGCATTAATGAAATATATAATTATAATTATATTTCTACTTACTGCTTGTAATAAAGTAGATGTAGACCCATCAACAACAATACTAAAACATGTGTTAACAAATGGAAAAAATAAAAAATAGTAAACTGATGATGAGAAATCATTATGAGTGGTGTAAGAAAGAAGGTCGTAAAACTTCTTGGTATGATGAATATCAAAAAGAAATAGCCTTGACAAATAAACAAAAGTATGGTAAAGGAGTTAGTCGTGAAAACAAAAAATTATAAAATACAAATATTTGCTTTAGGTTATAGAGGTGGCATAACTTTATCGTTGCATGGTGCAGTAGATATAGATAGAATAAATGATGAAGTTATTAGTTTATGTGAGGCAGCACCCAACACATTAAATTTTGAGAGAGATACTTTCTATGATAAGAATAAAGTTCGTATTACATACGAGGAAGTAGCTTGAATTATAAACAGCAGTTAGAAATAGTAAAAGGATTGTTCATTCCACCTGAAACATTGATGAGAATTGATTGTCCTTTCTGTAAAAATATAAATACATTATCAGTAGATACAACAGAAAACAATATCAAATGGTATTGTTTTCATTCTACTTGTAGTGCTAAAGGTAAATATCAAGGAGAAAAAAATATGCAATATGTTAACACAACATTTAAAGAAAAAGAAAAAAATATAAATCAAGAGTTCAATGTTCCTGATAGTTTTAAAATAGTAGCTACAAATAAAAATGCCCAAATGTACTTACATAAAAATAATTGTTGGGAAGCGTGGGCTTGGGCTAGAGCTGATATTAAATATGATGTGAAACAAGATAGAGTTGTTTTTTTAATTAGAGATAAACAGACAGATAACATAGTAGGTGCAGTTGGCAGAGGACTAAATAAAAATGTTTACCCCAAATGGTTTATGTATGGTAATAAAGATGTGCCTTTTAAATGTGGTGATTGTGACGATGCAGTTATAGTAGAAGATTGTCCATCTGCCTGTGCAGTATCAAATGTTTTAACAGGTATAGCTATTATGGGAACTAAACTAAAGGAAGAACATAAAAAACATTTAAAGCCATACAAAAATTTATATGTATGTTTAGATAGAGATGCAACAACAAAAGCGTATGACATAGCAAAAGATTTAAGATCGTCAGGATTTGAGAATGTAATAGTAAAACCATTAGATGATGATCTTAAGTATTTTAGCACAGAACAAATAAAGGAGATATTTTATGATAGAAAAACAAATGCTTAGACTAATGTTAAACAAAACCTTTTATACAAAGTATAAAGGTTCTATATCTCCAACAATATTTTCAGGAGATATAAGTTCTTTGTTTGAAACAATACAAAAGGCACATGCAAAGTACTCAGACAATATAAGTGTAGATGAATTATACTCATTGCATACTGCTATATTTAATCCTGCATTAACTCGTGCTGCTAAAGAAAAGTTTAGTGAGTTAGTAGAAGATATAAAAGAAGTTCAAGAACCTAGTAAAGAGATAGCAAAAGATATAATGTCTATACTATCTAATAGAGACTTAGCACAAAGAATAGCAGTTGAAGCTACTGAAATATTTAATGGTAAGGATGCAAACTTTACTGAGATAACAAGCATGATTGAAAATCATAAACAAGGTGATGAAGAAAAAACACCAGCAGTCACAACAGATGTAGATAAAGTATTAGGTTTGTTAGATGTTACAACTAAATGGAAATTTAATATACCTGTGTTAAAAGAAAATGTAGGTGGTATTGGTGGTGGCAATCTTATGATTGCATTTGCTAGACCCGAGACAGGTAAGACTGCTTTTTGGGTTAGTCTATGTGCAGCACCTGATGGTTTTGCAGCACAAGGTGCAAAGGTACACGCATTTATAAATGAAGAACCTGCAATTAGAACACAGATGAGAGCAATATCTTGTTATACTGGTATGACTAGACAAGAGGTTATACAAGATAAAAAGATAGCACAAAATGTTTGGAGTGAAATAAAAGATAATATATCTATGTTTGATACAGTTGATTGGTCAATGGAAGATATAGATGCACATTGTGAAAAACATAAACCTGATATAATAGTTATTGACCAGCTAGATAAAATAAATGTGACAGGTACATTTGCTAGGACAGATGAGAAATTAAGACAGATATACACAAGCGTAAGAGAGATAGCAAAAAGAAGAGAGTGTGCAGTTATAGCTATATCACAAGCATCAGCAGATGCACATAATAGAAACAGTATATCATTTGATATGATGGAAAATTCTAAAACAGGTAAAGCTGCAGAAGCAGATTTAATTATTGGTATAGGTAGAAACTCTAACTCTGATGCAGA